ACTGTGGCTGCTGGGCATGGACTTGCTACTGGCGCTCGAGTGTTTTTAGATTACACCTCTGGCAATGGCACAGATAACATTTACACAATCACCGTGACAGGCCCGACTACTTTTACTGCAACTGTACCGTCTTCGTCAGGAACAGGTAATGTATCGGTTTTTGCACAAGCATTGATGGAAATTGATATCACAAACAGCGTGCCTGTATGTGTGACCATACCCGGTGAAGGCATTCTTGCTACTGATGGCATATACGTTGGCGTCCCTGCCAACATTGCCGCTACGGTGTTTTATGGCTAAGTCCCCAACATGGCAGAGAGCAGAAGGGAAGAACCCCAATGGCGGCTTGAACGCCAAGGGTCGGGCCTCCGCGAAAAAGCAAGGTATGAATTTGAAACCTCCCCAGCCGGAAGGCGGCAGCAGGCGCGACTCTTTCTGCGCCCGTATGGAGGGGATGAAGAAAAAACTTACCAGCGCCAAGACCGCGAGCGATCCAAATTCACGTATCAATAAAAGTCTACGGGCTTGGAATTGTTGAGATGGAAATGATTATTTGGAATTCACTACTCTCTGCCTTTTCCGCCATCCTCATGTGGATCTTGAAAGAAAAGTCAGATGAGCTAAAGCGGGTAGAAATCCTGCTCAATCGCACACGCGAGGAGGTTGCACGTGACTACGCTACTAATTCAGAAGTTCAAAGAATTACAGATCACATTGACCAGCGCTTTAACAAACTTGAAGCAAAGATTGACCAGCTTATTTCAGCGGGGAAATGATGCCGAGCGTAAGTAAGAAGCAACACAATTTCATGGAAGCGATAGCTCACTCGCCATCGTTCGCCAAGAAAGTAGGCGTTCCACAGAAAGTGGGACAAGATTTTGCAAGCGCGGACAAGGGCCGCAAATTTTCTAAAGGTGGTGATACTATGGCTACAAAAATGAGCATGTTTGAAAAGTCTGGCAAAGACATTGAAAAGCGTGGCATGAAAGAAGGATCTAAAGCTGACATGGCTTTGGATAAAAAACAAATGATGGGCATGAAAAAAGGTGGCATGACCATGGCGGCTATGAAAAAAGGCGGCATGAAGAAAATGTCTGCTGGCGGAGTTACTGCATCTGCTATGGAGAAAGTCCGTACGGCAGCTCCTAGCCGTGATGGTTTGGCTGAAAAAGGCAAGACTCGCGGTATGCAAGTCAAGATGGCCGGTTCTGGTGTCCCTGGTGGCATTGGTTCACGTGTGATGAAAAAGGGCGGCAGAGCCTGCTAAGGATTAATTATGGCTACTTATGAAACTCCGTACGACCGGATGAATCGCAAAAATCGCGAGGAGGAAATTCGGGCTGAGTATGCTTCTCAAACAGGAAAAAATATTGCCAACACTAAGCCCGGCGCTCCTTATTACCAGCCCCAAAATGAAGCTCCTGATAGAGCTGAAATTCGTGCAAAAGCACAAGGCGAGTATATAAAAAATGCGGTTGGAGACAAATACCAACAAGATGAAGGAATTTTGGCGGATGCTTTGCGTACATTTAAAAATGTACAAGCTGGCAAACGTGGTAATTACGCGATGGAATATGGCGATCCTGCTTTAATGGCTGGCGCAAGAAATGCGGGTGCGGAGGCTGTGAAAAATCAGTCAAATGCTGAATTTCAACGCGAGTCTAAAGGCCAAGCGGAGTACAAAAAAGGTGGCAAAGTTTCTTCGGCTTCAAGCCGAGCTGATGGTATTGCAGTTAAAGGCAAGACTCGTGGGACTATGATCACCATGTGTGGTGGCGGAATGTACAAGAAGTAAGGATTTATCATGGCAAAAAGCAAAGTCAAACGTTTTGCTATGGGTGGCCGTAGCGCTTACCAAGGCAATGAAGACTCGTACACACAAGCTAGTGATCCTGATGCATCCAGCTCAGTAGATCGTGGCGCTTTAACGCGTCAGTTAATGGCTGCTGCCGCCGAGCGTGAGGCTGCGCCTGCTATGACTATGGCTTCTCGTGATTTTGATGCAATGGACATGGAAGCTCCTGCTGCCGCTAAGACACCAAATGACTTGGCAGAATCTCGCATGATTCGTGATGAGATCGCTAAATCAGAGTTGGAGAGTGGACGCGCTAAAGTACGCGAGCAAGACGCCGCTGCTGCCATGCGCAAGCCTGCTGCCAAAGCAATCACTAAGTCTGTTGTACCTGATGCAGCAGCATTGGCTGCCAAGTACTACAAGCCGCGCTATACACCACCTAATTTGGCCCCTCGGACTACGATGGGACGCCAGCCTCAGCCTTACATGCCTGCTGCCATAGATAACTCTTATCCTGGTAGCCGGATGAAGGGTGGAGGCAAGGTGCGCTCGGCATCTCAGCGTGCGGATGGCATTGCTATTCGCGGAAAGACACGGGCTTAATCATGATGGCCAGCCGTGGTATGGGCGATATTCGCCCTTCCAAAATGCCCAAGGGTACTCAAAAAGCCCGACGGGATGACACTGACTTTACGCAGTACGCTAAGGGCGGTCAGGTGTGGGATAAGCCACGGCCCAAAGATTTAGGTCCATCTAAACCGCTGAGCAAGTCCAAGAAGTCCAAAGCTAAAGCTATGGCTAAAGCTGCTGGTCGTCCATATCCCAATTTGATTGACAACATGAGGGCTGCAAAATGATTTTGATGGAAGCAATTCACATGAACGACTGTGCCATTCAAGAAGATGGCCCATGCACTTGTGGCACTGAAGAAGTGCTTGAGGATTTGGCTTTAGAAGAAGCTGACTTGGAGGTTGATCATGGCTGATAAATGGATTCAAAGCGCAATTAAAAAGCCTGGTGCTTTGCGTTCAGCTTTGGGTGCAAAAAAGGGTGAGCCTATTCCAGCTAAGAAGCTGGCTGCAGCCGCTCAGAAACCTGGCAAATTGGGTCAACGTGCACGTTTGGCGAAGACTCTCAAAGGCATGAAATGAGTACGTCTGGCCTTTCCATATTCAACCTTGATGTCAATGACATCATTGAAGAAGCATACGAACGTTGCGGCATAGAGGTGCGCACGGGTTATGAATTTCGTACTGCACGCCGCAGTATGAATCTGTTGAGCATGGAATGGGCCAATCGTGGCATTAACCTATGGACAGTAGAGCAAGGGTTAATACCTATGGTTACTGGCCAAGCCATGTACCCGCTGCCTACAGATACAGTTGATTTAATGGACATGGTGATCCGTCAGAACAACGGCACAACCAACCAGATTGACATCAATATCAGCCGGATTGCTGAGCCAACCTACATGAGCATCCCTACCAAGCTCGCTCAAGGCCGCCCAATCCAGGTGTATATCAATCGTCAGTCAGGCATGGAGAATTTGTCTACGGCGCTTGTAGCATCTCACGTAGAGCCTACAGATACGACGATTACCTTAACGTCTACCGCTAAGCTAGCCTCTTCTGGATTTGTCAAGATTGGTACTGAAACCATCAGCTACCCAAACATCAATGGCAACCAGTTGATTAACTGCGCCCGTGGCCAAAACAACACCACGGCTGCACAACACAATATTGGTGATACGGTCACAGTACAAAACCTTCCATGCATCAATGTGTGGCCAACTCCTAATGCGCCTGGCAATCAGTACACCTTTGTGTATTACAGGCTGCGCCGTATGCAGGATGCTGGAACTGGCGTGACTGAGCAAGACATTCCATTTCGTTTGCTGCCCGCTTTGATCGCAGGCTTGGCATATCAAATTTCCATTAAAAAAGCACCAGAGCGTTCTATGGGGCTTAAAGCAGACTATGAAGAGCAGTGGCTAATGGCATCGACAGAGGATCGTGATAAAGCGCCTTTGCGAATTGTGCCGCGCAATATGTTCTATTACAGGTAAGTAATGTCTAACCAATTTGCATCAGGTAAGTATGCAATTGCCGAGTGTGACCGGTGTGCGCAGCGCTATAAGTTAAAAGAGCTGCGCATCCAAATACTCAAGACAAGGCCGTATAAAGTTAAGGTGTGCCCAGAGTGCTGGGACCCAGACCAGCCGCAGTTGCAGTTGGGTATGTATCCGGTGAATGATCCGCAGGCTGTGCGTGATCCGCGCCCAGATGTGAGCTATCAGGTATCTGGTCAGAGTGGTTTGCAGATTCTGCTGACCAATAGCACGGCGCAAAATGGGTTTGGATACCCAGAAGCGGGTAGTAGGGTCTTCCAATGGGGCTGGAGTCCAGTTGGCGGAGCAAGTGGGTTTGATACACTTTTAACGCCAAATAACTTGGTTTTAGCAGTGGAACTTGGTACAGTTACGGTTACAACGACATAAGGAGTCGATCATGGCTAAGAGCGATAGTAAAGAAGATATGAAAATGGACATGGCGCAGGACAAGGCGATGATTAAAAAAGCCTTTAAACAGCACGATGCCCAAGAACACAAGGGCGGCAAAGGCACTATGCTGAAGTTGGCCAAAGGTGGTAAGACTAATGCTCAAATGAAGGCATTGGGTCGCGGCTTGGCTAAAGTTGCTAACCAGAAGAAGTCTTCGTTCACATACAAACGTGGAGGCTAATATGGCCAAATTCAGTCAAAAACAAGGCGGCAAAGAAGTTGGCAGTGCTGAAGTCTATGCCGAGCCGCATACCGGCGCTATGGCCGGAGTTGACATTAAGAACAGTGGTTACGATGGCGGTAGTCGCCTCACTGCTGGTGATGTCAATATGTCTGTTGGCAATATTCAGCGTTATCCTTATGCTGAGCCTAAGACGTCTGGCATTAAGATTCGCGGTACTGGCGCAGCCACTAAAGGCGTGATGGCCCGAGGCCCGATGGCTTGATATGAACTACGCACAACTGTTCGCAACCATTGAGTCGTATACGGAAAATAATTTTCCGGACGTTACCCTTTCTGATGGGTCAACAGACACGACCAAAGAACAGATTGATCGGTTCATTCAACAGGCTGAGCAGCGCATCTATAACTCGGTGCAATTCCCATCTCTTCGCAAGAACATGGTGGGTAATGTGCAGACGGGTAATAAGTATCTTAAAGCACCCAATGATTTCTTGGCCGTCTACTCTATGGCGGTGATATCAGGTTATCAGACAAATGCTGAGACATACGAGTTTTTGCTTAACAAAGATGTTAACTACATTCGTCAAGCCTACCCGTCTCCCAATGATACTGGCCTGCCCAGGCACTATGCATTGTTTGGTCCTGCAATCGTAGGCAGCGCCATTACCAATGAGTTGACTTTTATCATTGGCCCAACGCCTGATGCTGCATACACCATTGAGCTGCATTTCTACTATTACCCTGAGTCCATAGTTACTGCGGGCACGTCATGGCTTGGCGATAACTTTGATACTGTACTGTTGTACGGATCTTTGGTGGAAGCCTACACATACATGAAGGGTGAAACAGACATGATGGCTTTGTACGATGGAAAGTACAAAGAAGCGCTTGCTCTGGCCAAACGCCTGGGTGATGGTATGGAACGTCAGGATGCATACCGCTCTGGACAATACAGACAGGCGGTGAATTAATGGCTTTCACTGGCAACTATTCTTGCAACACGCTGCGGTCTGGATTGATAGGCGGCACGTTAAAGTTTGCCACGGACACCTTTCGTTTGGCGTTGTATACCAATGCAGCCACTCTGGATCAGACCACAACGGCTTATACCTCGGTAGGAGAGTCCTCTGGCGGTGATTATGTGGCCGGTGGAAAGGTAGTGGTTGCTACTGTCAACACGGCACTTGGCACCAACAGCAGCACCATTTATGTTAACTTTTCCAGCCCAGTTTGGAATGGCGCAATTACGGCACGCGGTGCATTAATTTATGACGTTACCACTGGAGCTGCTGTGTGCGTTTTGGATTTTGGAAATAACGTAACATCAACAAGTACGTTTACTGTCACTATGCCTGCTAACACTAGCACGGCTGCACTCATTAGACTTGTTTAAAGGAGAAAATATGGCATTGGTTACAACTACCAAAGGCGAAATGGACGAATCTCTTCTTGAGAAAAAAGAAGGGTCAGTTGATAATGACAACGAGTACACTACATGGGTGGAGTACTGGTTAGACGGGGAACTTGTGCACCGTTCCGCACACGTGGCGCTCAAGAAAAACGTAAGTTCTGCGGTAGAAGCCGCATCTTTTAATTAAGGAGCCTAACATGGCAAATACTCAAGCGATGACAACTAGTTTTATGGGCGAGTTGATGACCGCAACACACAACTTTGGCACCGCCCCAGTTCGTGCAACGGGCGCAACAGATAGCTTTAAAGCCGCGTTATATTTAACAACCGCAACAATTAACGCAGCCACCACTGTTTATTCTTCTACAGGTGAAGTTACTGGTACAAACTATGTAGCTGGCGGCGTAGCTGTTGCGTTTGCAACTCCACCTACAGCAACTAATAGTTCTGCAACAGCGGGCGTTGCATTTGTCACGCCTTCGGCTAGTATTACGTACACTACAGTGACATTGGCTACAGCGTTTGACGCCGTGTTGATCTACAACTCAACACAAAGCAATAAAGCAGTGAGTGTGCATACCTTTGGCTCACAGACTGTGACTGCTGGTACGTTTACGCTCACTATGCCTGCAAACACAACAACCACTGCGCTGATCCGCTTGGCTACAACCTAATCTACTCGGGGGTAGCGCATGACTACCGCATGGGGCGCAGGTGCATGGGGTGACTATTCTTGGGGCGGTTCTCAATCGGAGATAGCCGGGAATAGCGCCGCCGGTGCTGTAGGCACGGTAGCTGCTTCCGTTGAGTATCCTGTACCAATTACAGGGGTAAACGCCTCTGGTGCGGTGGGGTCGGTAAGCATGGGTGGGCGCACAGTGGCGCTTACGGGTGTATCCGCTTCTGGTGCAGTAGGAAATGTTGTAGAGACAAACAGCCCCACAGAGGATGGTGTTATTGCGCGGGGGCAGGTAGGAACGGTTAGTCCAGTTCGTACAGTGGCGCTTACGGGTGTAACTGCATCAGGCGCGGTAGGCAATACAGACTTTTCCTATGTAGCGTTTTTGTCAGGTGTACAGGCGCGAGGTAATGTAGGAAACATGCTGGCTGCACCTATTGGTACGGGTGTAAGTGCAGCGGGGCAAGTAGGTACTGTAAGTTTGATTCGTACAGTAGCACTTACTGGTGTTAATGCGGCGGGTGCGGTAGGTACTGCACTTCCTGTAGTTGGCCCAGCGGAAGACAGCGTGTTGGCAATAGGTAGCGTAGGCTCTATTGCAGCTACAAGCAGGACAGTGGCATTAGGTGGCGTATCTGCACAAGGACAAGTGGGAACATCAAACTATTTTTATTGGTCTGTAATTAATGACAGCGAGACGCCAAACTGGCAAAATGTAGAAATGACTGTATAAAGGATGATGATATGGCAGTAACAAATTTTACCCCCCTCCTTGGTTTGGCATTGCCGACCACAGGTGATTTATCAGGCACTTGGGGGACTACGGTTAACACTGCAATAACTGATTTGATTGATGATGCCGTTGCGGGAACTACTACACTTAGTGCTAACGCTGATGTAACACTAACTACAACAAATGGTGCGGACAATCAGGCGCGTAACGCGGTCATCCTATGGACAGCCAGCAATGGTGCAACTACTCGCTATGTAACAGCACCCGCACAATCTAAAGCCTATGTGGTGATTAATGCAGGTACGGGCTCTGTAGTAATTCGCGGTTCTGGGCCAACAACCGGCGTTACCGTAGCTTCGGGTTATAAGGCATTGGTCGCTTGGAATGGATCTGATTTTGTAAAAGTTGCTTCTAGTTTAGTTAACTTAACTTCAGATGTAACTGGAACATTGCCAATTGCAAACGGTGGCACGGGAACTACGTCAACAACGTTTACTAACCTAACGACCAACGTCACGGGCACACTGCCTATTGCTAATGGTGGCACCGGTACTACCTCTACCACCTTTGTAAACTTGGCAACCAATGTCACAGGCAATCTTCCAGTAGCAAATTTAAATTCTGGAACTGGGGCAAGCAGCACTACATATTGGGCGGGTAATGGAACTTGGGCTACTCCTCCCGGGTCAGCGACAAGTGGAACATCTATCTTGTATGGCAATGGCTCTGGCGGGTTTAGCAACGTCACCATCGGAACCGGGTTAAGTTTCACTACCGGAACGCTGTCTTCCACAGCTTCTGTATCTGCCGCTACCCCGACTGCTTTGGGTACTGTGTACGCAAAGACAAACAACGCAACGGCATTTGAAACTTTTTTGGGGTATCAAGCAGGTAATTCAAGTACAGGTGTTAGCAACACAGCAATTGGGTATCAAGCTGGTTATTCAATAACATACGGAACGTATAACACTTGTTTAGGATACCAAGCAGGGTATAGCACAACAAACATGTCTTATGATGTTTGTATTGGTTATCAAGCTGGATACATACTTGGAAATAATGGTTCAGACAGGATTGCTATTGGTAATAATGCTGGCAAATACATAGATGGTCTTTATTCAATTGCTATAGGTACTCAAGCACTTTTTGGTAGTGGTAGTACTGTTAACAATCAATACAATACTGCTATAGGGTATAGGTCGCAATACTCTTCTACAACTGGAGATAGTAATAATTCAGTTGGCGCTTCATCTTTGTATAGCATTACTTCGGGTTCTTATAATTCTGCTTTTGGTGAGTACGCTGCTACTTCAACAACAACAGGATATGACAACACTGCTATTGGAAATGGCGCATACGGATCAAATACCACGGGCTATGAAAACGTGGCTGTGGGATCATACGCTCTTGGCTCAAGCACTACGGTTACAGGCAATACAGCAGTAGGATGGTATGCTCTTAATGCAAACACTACTGGCACAAGTAACACAGCAGTAGGAAAATCAGTTTTAGCTGTTCAAACGACTGGCATTAACAATACTGCAATTGGCAGATTATCTGGGTATCAAATAACTACAGGCTCGCGAAATACCATATTAGGGCAAGGCGCAGGATTTGCCCTTACAACAGGTTCTAGCTGTGTAGTCATAGGTGACAGGGCTGGAGAAAGTGTAACTGGTGATGGTAATATCCTTATTGGTCAGCAAGCCGGTTCTGGAATGACAACTGGTTCTACCAATATCTATATCGGATCTTATGGTTATAACAACATAACAACCGGTTCAAGCAATACAGTAATTGGTTACGCTGCTACTGCATCTTCTGCCTCGGTCAGCAACGAAATTACTCTTGGTAGTTCAAGCGTTACAGCGTTCCGCATCCCTGGTCTAAGCTTGACATGGAACACCAGCTCGGGCCTTAACTCCCTTGGCGTTGGTACTCCTGCATCTGGTACGACTGGCGAGATTCGCGCTACCAACAACATCACTGCCTACTATTCTGATGACCGCCTTAAAAAGCGTCTGGGTAGCGTTGAGAACGCCTTGGACAAGGTGCGCACACTGGACTCGTTTTATTACGAAGCCAACGAGACAGCGCAGGAACTGGGCTACGAGCCGATCCGTGAGGTAGGTATCTCTGCCCAGCAGGTACAGGCGGTGTTGCCAGAGGTGGTTGTGCCAGCCCCAATCAGCGACAAGTACCTGACTGTGCGCTATGAGCGCCTTGTGCCGTTGCTGATTGCAGCGATCAAAGAATTGGAAACAAAGGTTAAAGTGTTGGAGGCAAAATAATGGCTATTCCAAGTTCCGGGCCAGTAAGTTTTACGACCATCCAAACCGAATTCGGTGGGTCTAACCCCATTGGGCTAAATGAGTATTACGCTGGCGGCGCTTACGTGGGCGCGGGTACAACTGGCACTTACGGCGCTGTGCCAAGCAGCGGCACTATATCGGTGCAAAATTTTTATGGGACATCAGCAGGCCCACCTACGGGTTCGCAAACTTACGGTTCTGGAACATATACGTGGGTTGTTCCAACTGGAGTAACTTCCGTTTCTGTTGTTGGTATAGGCGGGGGCGGTGGCTCGGCTTCAGGTTACAGATACTATTGCTGCTGCCTCGGAGCTATATATTTAGGTGGGGGCGGCGGTGGGGGCGGAGGGCTTTCTTATAGGAACAACATATCCGTCACCCCCGGTGATAGTTACACCGTTAGTGTTGGCGCGGGCGGCACTGCTGGCAGCGGTTATGTTGCTGGGAATGGGGGATTCACATCATTTTACTACGCACCCACTAATACAACACATATTAAAACTTCCGCTGGTCAAGGTGGAGCTTATAACTCCGGTGGTAGCGTTCTAACTGCGAGTTCAACTGGAACTGCTTATTACAACGGTGGAGGAGGTGGCGCTGGCACAGGAAGCACATGTAGAGGGTGTTTCCCCCAAGGCGCTGGTGCGGGCGGGGGCGGCGGGGCAGCAGGATACCAAGGCCCATCGGTTGGAAATAGCATTGGTGGTTGCGGGGGATCCTATGGAGGTAGCGGTGTCGCCGGGTATAGCAATAGTGGTTCCGCTGGTGGCGGAGGTGCAGGGTCATACGGCAATTCAAACACATCTTGTCAGATGGGCGGTGGCGGAGGCGGTGTAGGTTTACTTGGTAAATCCGGTACCCAAGGCGCAGGCGGTGCAGGAGGTACAAACAATAGTGGACAAGGTGGCGGTGGTGGCTCAGGGGGCGCTTCAGGCGGCACTTTTGGCTATGCCGGTTATTACGGAGGAGGCGCAGGTGGCGGAACTGTTGGTAATGGCGGTAGATGCGGCTCGACAGGCGCGCTCCGAATTGTATGGCCCGGATGCTCTCGTACATTCCCAGCAACTAATGTGGGGTCGCCATGAACTTGTATATTGAAGTTGAAAATGGGACGCCTAAAAACCACCCCGCTTTTGAAGAAAATTTAATCCAAGCGTTTGGGCAAATACCCGAATACTGGGAACCCTTTGTGCGTGTTGAACGCCCTGTACTTGGCGAACACGAGGTTTTTAAAGACCCAGAAGTTACCTACGAAAAAGTAGATGGTGTTTGGACAGACGTATTTCATGTCCAAGAAATTACGCAAGAAGAAAAAACAGCAGCGCAACAAGCAACAGCTAAAGCGGTGTGGGCTTCACTCCCCCAACGCGATAATTTTTCTGCTTGGGTATTTAACGAAGACACCTTAAGGTT